CAAGTAGATGGTAAAGAGGGATTCTTTACAAAGAACGATGACATTTTCAAAATCATAGATGCCAACAAAGGCGACCTACGAAACGCAATCAACGCCCTACAAGCGTATCATACTATTCCCGAAGAAAGCCGAGAGCAATTCTTACTGTCCATCTCCGAACCGGAGATTGATGCGGCTAGAATACTCACTCTTTGTATCAAAGAGAAGCAGGTAGAAGAAGCGGTAAAGTGCATAGGCACACCGACTAATCTACGAAAGACCATAGACGCTGTATTTACTTACGGCATTAACTCCCCCGCTAAACCTCGAAGCAAATTGCTCTTGGTCGATGCCGCTACACAGGCCCAAAGGGACTTGTTGAGTGGCGTAGAAGCCCACTATGTTATGTGGGATTTTTGCCGTAGATTGGCTGAGTAGGTAGGGTTATATAGTGGCGGAGATAGATGGATAGATGAGGTTTTACTATGGTAGATATACAACAAATGATTGAACGAATAAGCAAAAATGTGAACTGTACGGTTGATGCACTCAACGCTCGAATGAGCGAAGTGCTTGACACCAACAGGGCCGCATGGATGGATGCAGGAAAGACAGATGAAGAGTGCAGTATCAACGCACTACGAATTGCAGGACGACAGATTAAGAGCGAAAGCGAGCGCCTCAAGCGTTCCGGTGCAACTCTCTTTGAAGGAATGTTCATCAGCGCCCCACGCTACAAAGACTGGGCAGACTTTGCATACAAGAAAGCGGCTAAGAGTATTGGCGACTCAGCGATTGCTGACGCTATGGTCGAAGACGGATTGGCAACTGTCTATGAAGACAACAACGATGGCACATACACCAAGAAGTATAACGGTTCTTTGGCTCGTGGCGAAGCATTCGACCCCGATGTCAGCACTGTTGATGTTTCGGAGTTGCCTAAGAATACTTACGACGCAGGCAACGGACTACACTTTCACTTGATTTGGGACAAGGCAAGCCCTACATTCCCGTCCGGTGACAAGAACTTCAAGTACGGCAACCCTCGCCCACTAAGCGAAAAAGACCGCAACTGTATGTTCTTGGGTCGAAAGCAAGGAGACAAAGACACTCAACTGTATTCGATGCGATTTACTGGTGCTCTAGCCGAAGTAGACCAACCTACTTTCGTAGCAGGAACTATCGCTATGCGCCCTGCTCGTAATGGTAACACTGCCTACGCTAAGGCAGGAGTCTCCAACTTTACTGTTGATGACTCACTCCAATCTATATTCAGTGACGCTCCCGACTCTATTCAATACGATGGGGTCAAGCGACTCGAAGGCGGTCTACAAGACATCGAAGCATATGTCGGTGGACTTAGCGACAAAGAGAAGTGGGATGCACTGGTGTCTGTTGTAGTCGAAGTGGTTCACATCGACCCACGGGACAACGGCGGATACATCATTACTGTTGGCGACCTTGACATTATGTCTATGGCCGGAACTACTGATATTTATGTGCCTGCCTCTCAAGAGTCTCTAGTGGACTTCACCGTTGGCTCTACTCTCATGGTTGTTGGACAACCGTACATGAGCCGTGACGACGAAGCACGCTTGGTAACTACCGGTTGGTATTGCGCTGAATCTATTGGCGTAAGCGAATCTCCAACTGGAGATGCTGAGGGGTGGGACTGATGGCTTGGGCACAGTCTAAAGCCGACAACGCCCCTGCGAAAGCGGGGGCTACCTACGGGGCTGAATACTACCGTGAATTGTTCGACAAGAAGCGAGCCAACCATGCACCAATTCGCATGGCTTTGGTAGGAAAGGAGAACACCGCTAAGACCGGTCTATCTCTCGACCTCGCTCTCAAGCACACAGACAAGGACATTGTAGTCCTCGACTGCGACAACTCCGCACAGAACACTGTTGATTACCTACTCTCGACCAAAGTTGAGGGTGCTGAAAGAATCCGTGTCATCCCTATGATTGATGAGATGGATGATGCTATGTGGAACGATGACAACACTACTGATTGGCTCGCTGTAGTCAAGAAGTTGGAGTGGTTCACTGCATACCTTGGTGAGAACAACGAAAGTATCGGTGCTGTCGTCATGGATGGCGGCTCTACTTTCCTCAAGTGGTGCGAGTTCGTAATGACTGAGCGACTTCTTGAGCGTGGTGTCATCAAAGACGAGAGCGACAACTTCAATCAAAAAGAATGGCGTGAGCGCAACCGTGTGTTCAAGGGAGTTCTTAACCGATTGACTGCTCTACCAATCCCTTACATTTTCTTTACCTTTCACTTGAAAGACAAGAAGCAATTCATGGACATTGGTAACGGCACTAAGGCCATGATGAAAATTGGCGAGATTGTTGATTGGGTCGATGGTACACAGCGATTCGTAAGCCAACAGGTTCTACTACGACGATACACCAAGAAAGGCGACAAGACTGCCGGTGTTGAGGCTGACAAAAAGTTGGGCGAGGATGACTTCGTTATCCGTGCTACTATCAACGAGATGAAAGGCCGCAACATGGAGCACTTGGGTAAGCAATACGACTTGATGAGTGTTGTCAATGGCAAAGTCACTTGGAGTGGACTGCCTTTCGGGTGGGATTGATGATGGCCTACGAAGCAAAATTGTTTGAGATGGGTAAGGAGATAATCGAATTACGCTCTCGAATTGCTGACCTTGAGGCAATCATTGATGAGATACCACACTTGGGCGCAGTCATAGCGGCTGTCCGTGAACTACAGGATGAGCATTCCGCTCCCGCCGCCAAGTTCACCCACTATCTAGGGAGTTGGGTCAAGTGAAAGTTCCTCGAAAGGCACTTGAGCAGTTGCTCTCGGCTACATCGAGAGAACAACATATCAACGGCAAAGCACAGAAGCAGGTTACAGGCTGTATCCTAGTATTAGGTGACGATAAATTATCCACTACTTCTATTGTAAAGGATGGCAAAACCTCCCTCTCATACTTATCATTTAAGTGTGAGGGGGATGCTGAGTCCCTACCTGTGCCGGACATTGAGCGTATGCTCGGAGTCCTAAAGTATCACGGTGATTATGTGAATCTAAGTCTAAACAATGGTAAGGTTCTTGTTAAATCTAATAAGAAACAGACCACTCTAGCAGGTGGGTTTGATGCCAAGGCATTTGCCAATAGCCAACACACACTCAAGGAGTGGCATAATGAGGCGAAGAGTAGAGCCGAACAGATAGACGGCTTGACATACAAGACCAAGGATGGTGATACTATATCACCTTTCTTTACTGCTCAAATTGAAGCGGGGGAACTGTATGATGCTCTACGCTGTGATGGTATGAACGGACAGAAGTTGAATCGTTACCGCTTTCAAGTCAAGGACAACACACTAAGTGTTTCAGTGGGAGACCCATTCAAGGGACAGACTACTACCGACTTGGGCGAATACACCACTGATGACTTTGAAGTCTCATTTGAGGGAGGTCTTGAGAATATAGCGAGGCATTACCGAGATGACATTTACTTGAGGTTCTTGGATTTTAGAGAGCACGGTCAAGGAATAAGACTTCTCATGGTGATGGGTAATGGAGACTGGGTATTTCAAGCGGGGGTTCTTTGATGTCCCTACGCTACAAATACGATACAATCACTGGATTTACTAATGTCGAAGTAGCGACTGTATGTGAATACGAACCATTTAATCGTTGGATTTATAGAGGTTCTCACAGGCGAAGAAGGATGAGGATTCTTCTTTCATGTATAGTGGGCCTTGAACTAGACGCTGATAAGTGGTACACTACTGAATTGATATGCCAAATGGCACAGTTGCATGATGCTAGAGGGACTTCTTCTCAAATAATCAGCAATCAGCGGGTAGGGACTCTCTTTAGGGTGCTTATCGCTCGTGAGTTACTCGAATACCGCACAGTAAAAGGAAAGAGAGAATACAAAATAGGTGAAAAATATGTTAATGATATGCTACAATTGCGAAAAGAAACAGATAATAAATGAAGAACAACCGACCGTGAAGGTTGGCGACAATTATGCCGAGCAAATAATTAAGTGCATCCACTGTGGAGAGCCACATAAATTATGCTTGACGCTAAAGTCATTGCGAGATGACTACCGAGACCCACACTGGTTGCGAGAGCACTATGTGGACAAGGGTTGTTCAATGGCGGCTATCGCAGTAATGTGCTCAGTGACTCCTATGACTATTCAAAATTGGCTACGCCGACATGGCATAGAAACAAGAGGCAGGGGGTATAGGGCAAATGTCTAATTACACCCTAAGCATAACTGTGTGTTCGCTGTGTGACTGTGTGGTTTCGGCCAACTGCAATCCCCCATCCAACAAAGCCGGTATTATGACTACTGTGATGCTACAACATGGATGGTGCAAATGTTTCATTGACCTAATAGATTAAGTAGTGGCGAAGTGAGATGTGTATATATGATTGTAACACAGGTAGGCGGCAGGGATATACGAATAAGAAGTAGAGACCCCGAAACCCTTGAGCGACAGGACATTAAGTTGAATGCTTATCCGTATTGCTTCACCAATAATGTAGGTGATACATACGGCCTAGTCAAAGTCCAAGAGGGCTTCGAGGGTCTCTATGGACAGAAGTTAAACAAGGTTTATTTTCGCACCGAGTATGACCGGCGCATGTGGTCTAAGCACACTACTACTTGGGAGAGTAATGTTACTTTCCCCAACCAAGTTCTTATTGACCGGCTGAATGCCGGTGAAGAACCCATACCCAACTACAATCACCGGATATGGTATTTAGATGGCGAGTGGATGACTAAATCCGGCGAGATAACTATGCTTAGTGTACATGATTCGTACACAGGTAGAATGTATTCTTGGGTTCGCCATGATGACATAAAGGCGGGGACATACAAATCCCTTGACTGCATCAATCACCCCGAAGGTCTTGAGTCTATCGAGTTCGATACTCCAATAAAGGCTTTCGCTAATGAGAGACAACTACTCGCTGACTTTGCCGCACACATGGCAAAACAAGACCCCGATATTATCGCAGGGTGGTATGTGGTAGATGCTGATATTAAACAGATATGCGACCGCATGAGAGCATGTGGTCTCGACCCAAAGAAGTTATCGCCCTACAATCGGCATGATTTCAAGTATAACTGGTCGGACAAGCACTGGTCTCAGCCCATAGCAGGCCGCCTGTGCTTTGATTTGATGGTCGGCTTCAAGAAGTTATGGACTATCAAGAACGGACAGTTGGCATCGCAAAAGTTGGATGACATAGCATGGGCTGTTCTACAGGAGCGAAAGGTAGAGTTACCCAACGGTCATGACACTTACTTTTCCGATGTGGCTACATACCTTGATTACAACAGACAAGATGTGAGACTCCTACCTAGGCTTGACGAAGCAGTCAATGCTGTGGGTTACTTTACTTCTATGCAACATGTGGTACAATGCCAGTTGGCTATTACCCCGCTCATCACTGCTATGGCTACAAGTCTATTCCTACAGGATGAGCACTTTGACCTACGCATACCCGACTCACCGGAGTTCGTAAAGCGAGATTACACCGGTGCTGATATTCAAGAACCAGTCCCCGACCGATATAACAACATGGCTATTATGGACATCAAAGCGATGTATCATAGTAATGTCAAGTTACACAGGATATGTTGGACTAATCTAAGCGACACTGGTGTGGACTGTGGTAATGGTATCAAGTTCACCAATAAGGAGGGATTATTGGGTCGCACCATGGACAAATTGACAGTCAAGCGCAACGAGTATAAGGCTCTAATGAAAGAGGCTCGCGCTGAGGGCGACGACATATCCTACAAGAAGTGGGATGGGGCACAGTTCGCTACTAAGTCGATGGTTGCCTCCCTATATGGTATCTGTGGCGACTCTAAATACGGCATGTATCACCCCGATATTGCCGCCGCTATCACATTCACATCAAGACAAACACTGTTCCGATTGCGGGACGAGTGCAACGACCGTGGCTACCCTGTCCGGTACGGGCATACAGACTCTATATTCTGTGAAGTTCCGTCGCCGGAGGAGGGCATGGAGTTGGTCGCCCAAATCAACGAGGCTATGTATCCTATCGAGACTGAGTTCGAGAAGTGGTGCGAGTCTATGGTTCTCAAAGCCAAGAACCGCTACGCCGGTAAGGTAACATGGACTGATGGTGAATACCATGAGCCGGACTACTACTACAAGGGACTAGAGTTAATACAGGCTCGTATGCCCAAGGCTATGAAGTCAGCCATGGACTCTACTCTTAGAGGTATTCTCGACGGTAAGTCGAAGGCCGAAGTCGATGAGGACTTAAGCACTCTAATCACTAAGGGGATTAAGGGTGAACTTGGAGAGGATTTGCTCATGGTTGGCAAATTAAAGAAGCGACTCACTGAATATCGAGTCCTTTCCGGTGCATCGGCAGGCGCATTTTGGGCTAAGAGTAACCTAAACAAGAATTACAAAGTGGATGAGTCCTTCTTGACTGCTGTGGACATCAAAGGTAAGCACATAGCATTCGATAATCTAAGTCAATTGGGTGGCGTTACGGTCATTGATTGGTCCGAGATGACTGATAAGTTCATTGTTAAGAAGGCGGCATCAATCTACGAATTGGTAGGTTGGGACACCATAGAATTGTCTAATGCTCATCGAGGATTGGGCGCGATACAATGGGTATGACTATATAGTGGCGTAGACAAAGTGATTATTATGACCGAAGAAAGTCGAACCCCTCGCAAAATGACAACCAAAGAACTCACAGAAGCAGTGCATAACATTGGCTCATCACTGAATAGTCTTGCTCATGCACTCTCTAATGACATTGCTCAAATTATGGGTGTATTGTCCGGTATTCTAGTCCACATGGACTTACTACAGACTATCACCTGCCCTTCCTGCGGTAGTGAACTCAAGCACCCTAAATTAGAAGGAGTGCCGTCACCAACTCACTGTCCTAATTGCGGTA